ACATAAACGTAAAAGGTATTGACCTCCACCTCATTGTATAATATCTTCTCTGGGTCATCAACATAATCTGTTATTCTAAGATACATTTGTTGGACTATTTCATTGGCATCGTTATCCGATAACTTAAATGACTTAGCCATATTTATCCAGTCCTGATGCTTATCAGCTAATATGTCTATTACTCTTCTCTCCAAACGTGAAATGATATTCCTATAACACCAATTAATATTTGAAATAGATGCTCGGTGTCTTCAGATTCACTCAAGTGGAAACCTTCCATATTTGAATTCCAATAATTCATTCCGACCATAAAACCATAAATAGGAAAAAATTGAACATACATATAATTATAGTTTTGTTATTATAACATCTAACCTTGGGTCCTGTCTATCAATCCCCATATAACAGGAATTAACCTCGACAACCACAGATAAATCATCACTCTCTATACAACCATATTCAACCATAGCATCCTGAAAAAACTTATCTACCACGCTAATAACATTCATTAAATCCCTCTTTCTTTTATCTGGGGCAAAGTAAAAGTACTCAATTTTTAACTTACCTTCAATAATAAAGTCTAATTTCCTAGAAATATCGGATTTAAATCTACGCTTAATATCATTACTTACTTGATAATGCCAGTTTCTATAACTGTTTAGCGTCATCCACTTTCTTCTCCCCGATTTCTCTATAAAGAGGGGAAGTGATATTGATTTTGTCTTTACTTTTTCTTTCATTGTCTATTTCAGTAAAAGGAGTTATCCCATTAAAATAATACCTTTGACATTTGACATCGAACTCAATTGAATTGATATCTTGTGGAAAACCAACTAATTTTTGCTTCTTAATCTTCTGGGAGCCAAATATAACCTTATTATCATTATGGTCCTTTGCTTTATTAGGTCTCCAGACAAATAATACGTTATCAGCCTTATTTGCAAACTCAGATCCCCCTTTTACATAATTTAAATCAGGTTTTGGGTATTTCCCACTCTCATCCTTCCTTGGAGTAACCTGATGTGCTACTAAATGTACTGAAATCTTGTTTTCTACTGCAAAACGCTTTAATTGACCCATAAATCTTGAAATATATAGATCTTCACGTTCTCCAGACCTCATTTTATGGTGAATTACGTTATATGGGTCTATAATTAGACTGTTTATACCTTTACTCCTAACTAAATACTTAGCTTTTTCAAATATAGTCGATAAATCATAGTTCTTTTTAGGATATATCACAAAGAAATGATTCTCAATGAATTTAATAGCATCGTTATACTCACTTTCACTCATTTGTAAGTGCTGATGACGTTTCTGAGTAGATTTACCTATATACATCTCTATAAAATCATTAAAGAAGTCTTCCATTGGAGTATTCTCAGGAGAAAAGTATCCAAATCTCCATCCTTCTTGAGCCGCCTTTATAACTGTAAGCTGATTTAGAAATAAACTCTTACCTTCATTCTGATACCCTGTCCAAACATTAACCTCACCTGATCTCCAAGTCCAAGCTGAATCTACTTGAGATATATAGGTTGTGGTCCCTACCTCTTGCCCATTCCTAAATGTATGGATTAACTTCTCATATACATCACTCACTGTAAACACACCCTCTACTTTAGGCTCAGTAGCGTTTTTAAGACGTTCTAAGAGACTTTCTTTACCTTCTTGAAGCAATACCTCATTTGCATCTTTAAAGGGGCTAAAATCGACTATTTTACACCTCTCTGTTCCTAAACGTCTGATTAGCTCATCTTCAAGTATTCTCCCATTGTCATCGTTATCAGTAGCTATATAAATTGTTTTAGCTGATTCAAAAGCCTCATAACAATTACTAATACATTGGAGTTTTTTGTCCACTGTTTTATCCTGTGGGTTAGGAGCGCCCATATTTACACTTGTATGGGAAACACAACCAGCTTCCTCCCAAGACAATGAATCTATTTCTCCTTCACAAACTATAATACTAGGCTTACCTTTTACCCTATCGTAGTTGTATATAATTGCTTCAGCCTCTTTTGCTTGAGTAAAGAATTTATTGTTTAGACCCCTAGATTTATAATTTACAAGCTCTCCATTTCTGTAGTAAGGAAACATAATCATACTCCCATCAACAGATGATTGAACTTTGTTTAGATCTATTACTTTATTTGAGATACCTCTACCATTAAGAAACTTCTTAGCTGGAGATGTAATTTGTTTGAGTTTATTATTGTTGGGTTTACTATAAAAAGTATTCATCAAGTTTGTTTTAAATGTTCCTTTCCAACCACACTTGTGGCAGTAATATAATGATTTTTCTAAATTTATTGCTAAACATTTATCTTTATAGTTTGTTTTACCAATCTTTCTGCATTGAGGACATTGTGTCTTTTGTTCATTTCCTCCAGAAACATTATTTATTTCTATTCCAAGATCTCTTAATTGTGAATTCATTTGTTTTTTTTATATATTATATTATATTATACTAAGTATATAACTATTTATTATTATTATAATACTTAGTATATTATACTTAGTATTATACTATAGTTGTAATACTTAGTATATTGTACTAAGTATACTACTAGGAATATTTAAGGTAATTTTCCTTTGCTTACCAAAGTGTCCCATAGATTTAGTTTCTCTTACTATAGCATTTTTATTCTCTAGGGAGTTTAAGGTCCTATAATAAGTCCTTTGACTTAGTGCAACAGATGCAAGTAATTGAATATCCGTAGCAAGACATACTCCATTATTCTCAACTGCTATAGTGGCTATCTCAGTTAAGAGAATAGCCTCGTTATAAGTGAGTTCCATATTATTATATTAAGATTAAAAAAGGGGAGCTTTCACCCCCCTCTTACAAACAAACAATTTACTACTTAGAATGGCATATCATCTTCTAGAACAGCCTTCTCTGGTTTGGCTGGAGCTTTTTCAGTTTTGTTTTCTGAATTATATTCATTTATCCAAGCACTGTGAGTTTTCCCATACTTATCTCTCTCTCTTAATGAAGCAACTGTGACTGCTACATAATTAACTCCATTGTACACCCAACCATTTTGGTTAAGTACGTCAAGATTTAATACAGTATTAGTTAGGTCAATTTTAGGGCTAGGTTTAACACCTTTACCAACATACAATCTTTCTTTTTGTTCTTTACTCATAATTTCTATATTTAGGTTATTAATAAATTAGCTACTTCTTTACTTACTTTATACTTCTTTCTAATATCAGTTATCTTAAAACCATCAGCTAATGCCTTCTTTGCATTTTCAAACTGTGGAGTATTCTTTTGAAGCCAAGGCTTACTATCTAATGTTTCCTCCTCATCTTCGTGAGTATTCATAGCATCAGCATCTTTAGTATCATCGATCAAAAACAATCCATTTAACGCATACTTCCTAGCATAAGATGAACTAGCTCCAAATGATTGAGCTATATCCATACCTTTTTTATTAGGTTGGACCCCAGCCTGTGCCTTTACAGCTATAGATTTATCTCCATCTGAAATAACAGCATTAGCTTGTATAAAATAAATTTCTCCAATCTGCATTGTCTCATCAGTAAGATTCAATACTAAATTGTGTTCCTTTAGAAGAGGCTTAACCGCCTCAAGGATGTCTTCACAACTCCGATAATTATAGTTACCGAAACTGTTTCTTTGATTCTTAGGTGCTTTCAGTCTCCCCTGAATATTCACCAGCTTATCATTTAACGATTTCATATTGCAAATATAATAATATTCTCCAACTGACAAAACTATATAACAAAAAAAGAGGAGCCTAAAAGACCCCTCCTAATGAAACAAAAATAAACTGGTAATACCCCAAAGGAAAAAGGGTATTGAATTCACATTTACAAATATAGGGGTATTGAATTCATATCTACAAATATTAACAGGTTTATTTAACCAAGGTTACGGAATTTGGTAACGTTTTAGGGTATGGTTACCAAAAACTTTTCTCAAAACATCGTGTCTATCGTGACTATCTTGACTATCGACCTTGACCTCTATAGACTTTAGAGTAGTTTTTACTAGACTTTAAGGAGCTTTGTTTGCTTTTAGCGTGGATCCCCTTACGTTTTACTTTAGGTTTCTTATAATAATTACCTATTATTTGTTTTGCCATTATTGATGGAGCTTATTACCCATTACCTTTTCAACACCTCTACTACCAAAATAACCTCCAATTACTACACTAAGTAACCCAGTTATTGAATCTAGTGGGTATTTTAAATACCAACCCACCACATAACTAACAGAAAAGAAAACTAATGTCAAGGGTCTTACGTTTTGAGCTAACCACCCACTTCTACTATCTGCTACCCATCTACGAGTCACACCATCCATTTCAGAGCGTTCTAAGCGTAGTTTTTCTAAGGCTATATCCTTGTCCTCACTACTCATCTCAGAGCCTCCTATAATGGCTTCTATAACGTTTCCTATTGGAGTATCTTCTGCTATTGCACCAACTACTTTTGGTATCTTCTTTAGGAGAAAAGAACCTACTGCTGTATCTTTAAACTTCTTTTTATTTCTTGACATTTACTATTTCATTATATAGATGTTGTACTAAGATTACATCTTGTTCATTATTTATAGGAATATCTTTAGTAATATCTTTAAATCTCTTTAGGTTTGTCTCCCTTACACTTACACAACTCAGAGTCGTTGCAGCAATCATCATTATCAAATATTTCATCTTGTTGGTTTGTTTGTGCAATATGTATTTCAATCATTGCGTCTGTTAGTTTGTCAATACTTTTACGTATTTCCTTTAGTTCATTTCTAAGTCCGTTAGACTTTATTTTAATTTCACTCATAGTTTGTTGTATTTCCTACTGTATTAGTATAACCAAATAACTTCTTTTGATTTGGAAGAATCATTATCAACGTGAATAAATGTTTTAGCAATCCCAAATCTATTGAATCCAGCTTGTTTGAGTGAGTCAAGGATAATTGATCTATCTCTTGATGTTGTGCAATGGATATCCGCTGCTTTCCCAATAAGATGGCTTGAATCCGATTTTCCTCCAACTCTTTCATTATGTTCTCTTGTCCTATATCCTGAGTTGATCCTAAATGATACCCCTGAAATTTCACGGGCAAGGTCGAGCATCTGTAGAAACTCACTATCCATATTAACACCACTATTAGAAAGATCTGGCGAATCAAATTCATTTATAGAGAAATAATTAAGATTCATTTACGTCTAAAATTCTGCTTTATATCGTCAATCTCTTTCTGGAGCATTTGCCACTTAAGATCAATTTCTTTCTCAGATATATTCTGAGGAGGCATCTCTTTTGCTTTTTCTATTTCTATCTCCATTAAATTTATTTTATTATTTAAGGAGTAGTAACTACCAACAATAGAAACTATCATTGTTACAATCATTATGATATTAGCTATACTTAGAGAGAAATCTGCTTTATTGTCTCCATCTATATCAATTTTTGCCATTCGATCTTAATGTTTTAACGATTTGTATAATTGTAAAAGTTAGCGTAGCACCCATTACAAGCATTTGTAAAAATCCATTAATATCACTCACACTAAAAGCCAAAGCAAATATGTTTGCCGAGTACAATCCAAATATTTTCATTCCGTCATCCATTATTTTATTTTATGAAACAACCAAGCTTTTTCAGATCTAGGTCTACAAACTACCATAGTTTCATTCCCTACATAATAACATAAGTTATAACTATCTATTGTATCTTTTCTAATTATTCTCATTTCATTATTAACTATCTCTACAGACCCCATAGCTAAGATGTCAATATATTTAGTAGCACTTCTTTTCTTAAATCGTGTAAAAGTATTGTCATAATTTATATCTACAAATTCACTATCTCCACTCGCCCATAACCCATATATAACAGACTGTTGAGCAAAGGTTATTGAAGTTATTAATATAAGTAACAATATTTTTACTCCTCTACTCATATCATTTGATTGCCATATATAAGTAGGTTTCGCTGTTGTTTATTGCATAGCCTGAAGCCTTTAACTCAAAACCGTTACTTAAAAAATCTATGTCGTATCCGCTACTGAATGCAGCTTCATTAGAATTTTTATTTGCTGCTAATACCGCCGTATTTGGGTTTGTGGTATCCCTTCTATTATCATAAATTACCCAATCTCCACCAGTACTTGAATTTGTTATTCTTTTTATCATAAGAAAAGAAGGTTTAAAACCATTACTTCCGCCTGATTGTCCGTTATCAGTTGTGTAAATTATTTTACCACTTGTACTTCCATCGCCTAAATAACTCCCTATCTTTTGATAACCTGCAACGCTGTGGAAGCAATAATTTATCATAGTTCCACTTGTCCTCGAATAAATATAGTCAGTAGTTGGTAGAGAAAGCGTTGAATCTCCTTTACCAGCTGAATCATTAAGAACTATAAAATCGTTTGAACCATCAATAACAGTTGTAAATACAAACCAATTTTCAACTGCACCCGTTTGTTTATTAATAATCAGTTCAGGGGCTTGATTTAACCCGTGATAAACTGTCTGATTAACTGTACCACTTCCTGTGTATTTTACTATACTAAATCCAGCAGCCGTATTTGCACTAACATCTGCAGTAATTTGAGCATCTCCATTGTTATTAGTTGAAACAGGTGTACCCCCACCTTTCCAAACCCACGAAACAAACGATTCATTATTAGCATTTATACCAGCAGCAGATCCTAAAAAGAATCCGTTTTTTTCAAATGAATCAACTCCACTTTCTGTAAATTCAATATTTTGTAAGTTACTATAAAGACCTTTTGTCGCACCTCTAACTGAATCAAATAATCTGTGGTCTCTACCACTTCCATCTCTTGCTTTTAACCAAACTAATCCACCATCAGTTTCCAAGTCCATTCCTACATTAGAAATATATTGATTTGCAGCAGTACCTTTATACAATACAGCCTTAAAGTTACTTGTATCTGTTTCAGGCTTTTCATTGTAAAGACTTGTAACATTTGCAGGACTAAGTTCGTCAGCAAATATTCTTACTTGGTCGATAGAACCGCTAAAATGATGTCTATCACCAACCGATTGGTCTTCATTTACTCCAAGTGCTAAATCTCTTGCACTATTAAAACCTTGTGTAGAATTTCCTTGTCCCGCTAAACTCCCATTCAAATATATTTTAATTCCATTGGTAACTCCACCACCTGTTACATCCCAAGTGGCTACTATATGATTCCAATTATTATTTGAAAAAGATTGTGATACTTGAGCAAAACCACCATCACCACCATTTACACTTACAAAGATATTGTGTGGACTTGAGCCTGAAATAAAAATCCTATTTTGAGCAAGTACAGTATCATTATCTCCAATATCTAATATAGCAATATTACCGCTTGGAGAGTAATCTGTTGCTTTTATCCAAACACTCGCAGACATTTTTACTTGAGTATTGTCAAATAAACTTTCTCTTGTTATTTTACTACTACTCCCATTAAATACCGCAGCTTGACCATAGCGACCAAAACGATATTCAATATTTGTTTCTGTACCATCATTGGTTCCTTTACTATCCTCTGCTGAATTATCTAATTTGTAATAAGCAGCATTTATAACAGGATAATCTTTATCATCAGTTGTAGATGTATGGACACACGCTGTTTCTCCATTTCCACTATTCCATAAAGTAGATATTTGATTTGTGTCGAGTGCTGCTGTAAAGTATCGCACTTGGTCTATACTTCCATTAAAATAACCATAAGTATTACTACCAACTTCCCTTGCACCTATTCCAAAGTTGTGATTTGTTCTATAAGCTAAACTACCTCCAGTAAAAGTAAAATCTTGTTCTTCAACATTATTTAAAAAAGTCTTGCAACTTGAACCATCAACAACATAAACAAGATGCGCCCAAGTATTATCTGTTAATGAAGTAGAACCATTCCTTGTAGCTGGAGAAGTTGTGCCACCATTCCCTATAACAGAAATTTTGTCAGCATTTATACCAAATGCAGCACCACCATTTGTACCATCATTATCATAAGCGTTGAATAAAGTTGCATTTGTTTGTGTCCAATCACTTGACTTTGCCCACAATGAAATTGTAAATGTTGTGTTTTTAAATGAATTATCTGCAAGTCGTATTATACTACTACTACCATTAAACCTTGCACCATTTAGAGTCTTTCCTGAAACTCCAAAGTCAACGTTTGTAGGTGTGCCATTATATAGACCTGAAGCGTCACTTGCATCATAATCCATTGAGTATAATGCCTTGCCATTATCGTTAGAAGTTCCTGTAAATGGGTTTACGTTTTCAGTAAAACAAGCTCCTGAAGAGGCAACAATACCTCCTGTAGTAAAGAATTTTTTGTTAAAAGCCATTAATCAAGTTTTACAGGAAAAAAGGTAACATCATAGCTTAAAAGACTTTCGTATTTCTTTTTAGCGTTTACTTCTTTTTTCTTTTTATCATATTCAGCTATTATCTCTGCTCTTTTAGTTTTTACATCTTCATCTATCGCAATATCTCTTTCTGCCTTTCTTACAACTTGCCAATCTGTCGAAGATAAAAGTTTATTAGCTTGACCTTTTAATCCTTCTATAATTTGTAATTTTTTAGTATCAACATCGTAAGTGTTTTTAAACTCTCCTGTTTTAACTAATTCGCCATCTTTTTCTTCTGTTACTTCATAGGTTGCAGAAAAATCAATGTCAGTTACTTTGCGTGTAAATACTCTCTTCTTACTATCCCATTCTATACCACCGATATTTTGAGTTTGTGAATTATAAGAAGGCTGGACCACATCATAAAACCCTTCTGACTTTAATGTCTTTTCAGAAGCATTTCTGAAGTTTATAATATGTCCCTTTTTACCATTCCAAGTATCAGGTAATGTTGGGTAAGTGGTGATGTTTCCATCTATTTGTCTTGCTTTCATAATTAAGGTGTTGTATTAGTCTCATAATTAGCTATTGCATAACTAAGAAGTGCATCAGAATCATTATCATCTAAGCAAACTACTTGAATTAAATTCTTTTTTGCAGTATCTAAACTTGTAGATCCTACTTTACTGATAGTAGAAGTTGTAAAGCTATCAGCCAAAGTAATTGCAGCACTTGATAAATCTGACCCAGATAAAATTATATCAATAACAGTTCCCTTTTTCATACTTTGAATATTAAGGGTTGCTGTTGCAACATTGCCTGTTAATTCAAATATAGCGTATAAAGAAGCATTTAAATTTATTGTTCCTGTAGTTGTAGAAATATCTAATTTTTCTGTGTATCTAGCAGCTAACTGATCGTGATCTACTCCATTATCTGATATCTGAATATCATCAGCATTAGCTGTTATGCCAGTTCCTCCAATTACATTAAGTGTTCTAGTAGCGGTAATATCACCTCCACCAGTTAATCCTGTACCAGCAGTAACAGTAACAGTAGAGTGGTCTATATGTTCATTTCCCACGAAATTTGAAAGAGCATCGTGATCAACTGCACTTGCATCAACTGCAACATCATTTGCATTTACTGTTATACCAGTACCAGCTCCTACAGCTAAACTTGCATCTCCTGAAGTAGCATCTCCTGTAAGACCTCCTCCAGCAACTATGCCAGTTATATCCCCATCGAATTTCTGCTCCCAAGTAAATCCTCCAGAACTTTGGTTATAAGTTAATACATAGCCATCAATAGCATTGTTTGCATTTAAATGTGCTTCGTTAATTGCTGATGCTTTAATATTATCTGCATCTACAAATGGAGTTTGAACCACATTGGAACTATTTTGTGATCCGTATATTTCACCAAGTCTTGCGTTTATTCTGGTGAACGACTCCCTTATTGTAGTTCCTGTAGAATCATTGGCTGTTGAACCAACAAAAGGAGTTCCAGCATTAGTGGGAGCTGAAGCACTTGTAGGGGTTATTAAATGAATTGTTGCCATATTTTTTTATTTATAATTGTGTCTTGTCTGCTTTAAATGTTGTATTATCTGCTCTTAATGTACCTCCGAAATAACTGATTATATCAGCAGTGAAAGGAGTAACAGGAACTAATCCCCAACAATCAGGAGCTGAAATATCTGGAATATAAAAAGTACTCCATTGTTCGTCACCAAATCCATTGTTATCGTGGATCTCGCAATAAGTTTTTCCCCAATCTATCGAGTTTGCCATCTTTCTTTTTTAAGTAACTATTTAGCTTTATTTCGTTTTCTTGTTTAGGCTTATATACTTGCTTTACAATACCCATCCTTGATAGTAGTTTTCTTTGTCTGGGTGTATGTCTTCATTATTATTACTATAATATTCTGGAAACTTAGAACTAGCATTAAAACTCATATAGTCAATAAATCTATTAGTATAATATTCTGCATAATCCCTTTCTTTTGTAATTAATATATCAATTTCCTCTTTAGATGGTTGACTAGCGTTTTCGCTATTGTGTTTAAATACCCCTCCATTCGAAATAGTATAAGAAGCAAATGGAAGATATTCTGCCATAGCGTAATGAATTAACATAGGTTGTATATAGTCATTTACTAAAGCTAAATAGTCTCCAGCTAAAGATGAACCAATTATATCATTACTTACTTTATCATATAAATCAGTACCTAAGAAGTTGCGAATATGTATTTCTTGGGCTAACTTAACAAATTGCAAGAACTTATCAGGGTCAACTGAACCGCTTAATGCAGTGTTTTTTACGATATCCGATCTCTTAATAAATAGTGGTGTTGCCATTAGTCAGTTTCTTCTATTTGTTCATTTACAGTTTCTTCTACATCTTTCTTAATTCCAGTTTCTTTCTCTATTTCACTATCGCTAACCGCATTTGTTAAATCAGTAAACTCTAAAGGTTGGAGCGTTTTGAAGTAGATGTCAAGTTCTATACCATTGTATTCTAGTATTTTTTCAAGCTCATCTATAATAGTAACTTGCATTGGTCTAATTACAGTATTGTCCATAAGTAAAGATGCTGTCATAAGCTCATCAGCATTGTTACCGAGTCCTGTGTTATCTTTTATACCAACTAACATCGGAGAAACAATTCTATGGGATACCATAATTTTCTTCATACTCTCATCAGATAAGAATTGATATTGTTGATGAACATCTGGTATAGTTACCTGATCAGTGGTCGCAGCAAGTTCTTTACTATCGTTAAATGCTAATATAAACTTACCAGCATTACTAGTCCCACTGAATTTATCATATATGGATCTCTCAATAGCATCCCTTTGTTCTTTATCAGGAGTACCATTGTTAAAGTTAATCAACATAGAAGGTTGAAGCCCGTTTTGAATATTACTAATATGGTAGTTAGCAACTTCCTCTTCCAATTCACAATACTGTAATCCTCCTTGATAATCTACTGGGGAGTAATAATAAAACCCAGCTCTATATGGTCTGATATATAATATCTCTATCCCATCTTTACTAGTACCAAAAGCTGATATTCTTTTTGGTTTATCATTCTTCTTTACTTTGGTCCAATCATTACTGTAATAATATGCCTTTATTTCGCCATCAGAAGCCTTCTCCGCCCTTATCGTCTCAATAGGTAAGTGTTCTACTTGTACTATCTGAGATCGGTCCTTAGAGTAGATTATTTGAAGAGCTGATTGACCCATCATTTTATAATCATAACACACCTTCTTCATACAATCCTTAGAGAACAATTCTTTCATTTTATTGTAATCTTCTGGCTTGTCTTTACTATCAGTTGCATCTAGTCCTCTCCCATAAATCATTTCAGCTATTCCGTTTACAGCAGCGTTGTTTGTCGGAGACCCATTATATCTATCTATAAGATATTGAAAGTATTCGTTATCATCTCCATATTCAACCCAATCATATCTTTTTGATTCAACAACTTTTGTTGATGTATAGCTAGACAGATTAACAACGTGGACAGTGTCTTTAGGTTTGGTTGGATTTGTTCTATTTCCAGATTTTCTTCTTGACATTATAGTATTATAAATTCATTATCGAAACTCGCTTCCTCAGTGTACTCATTCTGATTTACGAAGTATTTTTCTTTATCTTGTTGATCAGTCCCATAAATCAACCCTCTATATATTTCAGTTGAATCATTACTCGCTTTCTCAACAACGTATCTATATAGGGTATCTTTAGCTACTGTAAAGTCACTAGTCAATACCATATACCCATTCTCAGTTGTCTTTGTTGGAGTAACTGTAGTTGTAGTTCTAGTCTCCTTATTAGTTAATTTAATTACTGGAGCAGTAACATCTTCTCTAGGAATGATCTTTAATATCTTACTTCCTGTTATTGGTAATATTTCCATATAACAAAATAACTAATACCCTATTGAATTGTTTTCTCTAATATACAAAAAAAGGGGGTAAAATACCCCCTTTTGAATTAGAAACCCATCAATCTAACTACACAGCACGTTGAGTAGATTGCGTTTCAGTTGAAGTCCCCATACCAGCGAAAGGATCCGCAGCAGTAGCTCCAGTTACAAAATTAGGCATTGTTATTTCGTTAGCAGTAAGAGTCAAGGTATATCCTTGAAGATCACCCATCGCAGTTCCAGTAACAGCTGTTCCGCCAGTCACTTCAGCTCCGTGTTCTCTACCAACACATAATACACTACCATCAAATGTTTCTACAAAAACGTGAGGTCTACCATAAGCCATAAGCTTTAGTTCTTTGTTGTCCTCTTTAGTTAGTTTATGTAGCGTTACGTTTAGTACTTGCTCAAAGAAGGTAGTACCATTCTCCAAGGAAGTTTGAATATTTGTTTCTAAAGAGGAGTTCCCTTTGACATCATAAGTATGGTAGTTAAAAGAACCAGCGAAATCAGTAATTTCATCGTTGCTACCTACAGTAACAGCTCCTAAATCTCCGAAATCAACAAAGTGAATCTTTCTAACACCACCTACAGCATCTTTACAAGGTTTTAATCTTCCTCCAGTTAAATCACAAGCCATATTTTAAAGTATTAAAAAAGGGTAGGTAGGCACTCGGCTCACCCACCCTTCTTGATTATTCAATTATTTATTAGTTAGCAGAGTTGGTGATACCATAAGTAACGATATCTTCAATTATGCCATACTGTACTCCAGCGGTAAATCTCATTACAACTCTCACATTTTGAGAACCATCAAGATCAGCCATATCGATTACTTTAACTTCGTTGTGGTCAGATAAAAGACCAGTTCCAAAGAACAAGTTAGACTTCTCAGCAGCAATTGCTTTGTTGTCAGCAAGACCATTAGCGACAAATAGTTTTACACCATCAAAACTAAGGCTTCCGTTATTCCACCATTGAGTTCCTTGTGCGTTTGTACCAGCAGCACCAAGTCCACTTGCACCAAATCCGCCTAATGCTCTAACATAAGCTCTAGCAATATTTTGAGAAACATAAATGTAAAGATCTTCATTTCCGTAAAGTGAAGATGGAATTGCATCGACTATAGAGCCAATCTGTGCAATTACATTTGAAGAGTCAACTGTTGTACCAGCAACTTCTTGTGCAGATGGTAAAGCAGCATCTAAAGATACTAATTTAGTAAGACCATCAAATTGTCCGTTGTTACTTGTATTCCCATCCCAGATGTTTTGCTCAGTTTTTTGTGCAACTTTAGTAGCAACGTGTCCAATTAAGAAGTCACTAAAAGAAGGAGGAAGACTGTCGAAAGCAGAATATCCCATTTGAACAGCTTCCCAGTCAGCTACAAAATCCTTTTTACAAAGTTGTAGATTGACTTGTTGCTCTTCTGGAGCAAGAATTTTTTCAGTAAGTGTCAAAGTAGAAGTTGCATCAAAGTCACAAGTAGCATCCTTAACGATTCCGTCAGAAGATACTTTCTTTATAACCTCTTTTAACTTTACATTCGGTTTTACTGTAATACCGCCATTAGCGATAGTAGACCCCTCTAGTAAAGCTGCTGCAATATATTGTCCAGCAAATTCTCCAGAATAAGTAGGGGAAGTAATGTTAGTAGTTGTAGCCATTTTTATTTAATTTAATTATTGTTTATTGTTAATTCTTGCCATCACACGATCAAATGTGGTTTGAGGCTTGTTTTGTCCGTAAGTAAAGTTTAGCTTTTTTGCTTGTCCTTCTTCTGGATTGTGTTTGATTGCTTCAGCAGCTGGTTCTTTAGAAAGCTCTTCTACTTGCTCTGATAGAGCTTGTTTTTCTTTCTTCATATAACCCATCTCTTCATCAATCATTTTCTTAATTGCGTCAATCTCAGCTTTAAGCCTTGACATATCCTCAAGATATTTTTCTTCAGAGACATAACCCTCTGCTAAATTTTCGTCTTCTTGAGTTTCTACTTCCTCAGATGCTTCTACCTCTTCGATTGCTTCGGTAGGCTCTTCTGAAAGTTCAGTAGTTTCTTCTTTGACTTCTTCTTTTGCTTGATCTTCTTTAGTTTCTATAACTTCCTCTTTAACCTCTACCTCAGAGATATCTTGAGCAAGTTCATCTTCTTTAGTAAGAATCGACAGCTTTTGTAGAATGTCATTCAAAATAGTTGTTGAACTCATAATAATTATAATTTATTAAAATAACTGGTTGAAAAGTAAGTGTTGTATTTTTATATTTTTCCTATACCTTGAGCCTCAAGAGTCCCATCACAACAATCAATAGAATATGTTGTACCATCTGGACATAGACATCCCCTTCTACCATTCTTAGGAGACGTCCTAGATACAGTTGCTTTTTTTCTTCTTCTTATAGGTTTTTTCATTTCTTTCCTTTAGGATGTTTCTTTGGGAGTAAATCATAATCCGTGGTATATTTTGGATTCTGTGGTCTACCATTCTTTATTAAGTATAAGTAGGCATTAACCCTAGCAAAAGCCCACTGAGAAGCTGATCTAACTTTAGGACTATGACTTGTGTTAAAAGCCCCCAAGCCACGCTGAAAGACAGAAGCAAGAACGCTAACGCTAACACCATAGCCAAGTTTTTCTTTATATTTTTCATTAAACTCATCTGATTTCTTTTTTAAGGTAGCTCTATCTTTAGCAGATACTTTAGCTCCTCTTTTACCAGAAGCGTCTCCTTTTGCAGTTCCTTTACCTTTTGGATCTTTATTCTTAGTACCAGACTTAGGTGCTTTAGGACTAGATTTAACATTTCCTTTATCATCTACTTCAGCTAGAATATGTTTTTCACAAGCCATATACCATATCTTACCATCTAGTTCGTGTTCGTGGTAACCGCTACACCCTAAATCTTTAGCTGCTTTAATTGCCATCTCTTTATCTGAAAAAGCAAGTCTATCATCTATAACAGCGTAATCATCATCTATTACAGCTGTAGCCATTTTTATTTCACCTAAACCTCTTAACTTACCTCTACTCCATCTTAATGCAGCTTTACCGCCCCAAGCATCATACATTAATTTACCACATCCATCAGAATAGCTCTTAGAGGCTTTTAAATCGCCTTTATGACGAGAAAGGAATGAATACATCCTTTTTATTGTAGATACTGTTAAATTGCTTCTAGAAGCTAACTGAGAGGCTCTACGCTTTCCTACAGCAGTACCACAAGATCCCCATCCATTTTTGTCAACCCAATCAAGAACTCTTTTGGCATTATTCACTACTCCATCAGGATAATCACTATATGTTTTTAGTTTAAGTAAATCCTGTTCTAGCTGGTCCTTTACCTCTAGAAGTATTTCATCCGACTCGCCTTCGTTAACATCGGCGATTTGTGCCATATTAATTTTATCAGTAAAGTATCCCTCAATAGAGAAACCTTTGACCAAACCAGTTTTAACATAATTTTCCCAAACATTATCATTATTTACTTTCATTGAAACCATCCAAGTTCCTACAGGAAGGTCCATACCATACTTTACACTTTTATCGTGGACCTCATCTTCTACGATCCAACTCTCAACAACACTTAACCCATTAAGTTCAGCTTCGTGTTCTAATGTAGATTTATTCTGGTTACCCCTCATTAAGAATAGTTCAGATGCTTTTCTTACAGTATCTTCAGAGAAGTATATATAATATTCTTCTTCCTCTTCAGATCTATATATATGTTTATTTGGAACTAGAGCAGCTCCCATTAGGATTCTCTTTTCCTTATCTACTTCTGCAAGTTGATGTTTTTGTTGATCTTTAAGTGCAACAAAGTGTTCTTGAATTGCTGGTCTATCTACTATTGATATAGCTTCAATACCTGATAATAATTCGTCTTCGTCAATAAGTAATTCTATAATTCTCATATCTATTAAATTAACCACCTAGTCCAGCAGTGTTTATTGTATTTCTATCTAACTCTTGTTGTGTTGTAATTTCTTTGCCTACTACAAAGGCTTTTATTGGTTTAGATTGTTGCCCTCCTATGGACTGTGCTAACTGACTTTCTGAGGATGCACCTACTATATTGAAATCTGGAGCTTCAACATTCACTTTAGATTGATTAGCAGAGGGTCTAGATTTACCTTCAGATGCAATAGCTTTAACGTTCGCAAGACCACTAGCTACAGCCGCTGCAGCGGCTAAAGCACCTCTTATAGGACTGTCTACTATAGCAATAGGCATAAATTGTGACTCATATGCTTTTTGTGCGGAGAAATAAGTAGATATCAAAGCTCCTGTAATAGCTAGAGCTTTACCAGCTTTAGTTTCTTCACCAGCTAATGCAGAAAACGCAGTTAGAGCACTTCCAACTAATTCCAATTGTTTTCTTTTACCTTGAGCTTCTAGTTCTGCTATGTTTATTCTTATGGATGATTCTTCATCTTCTACCTTACTAAGATCTTTCTGTAGTTTTACTCTTTGTTTAAAAGATATGTTATCATTATTAAGCCTTTCCTGTAAGAATATTTTTTCAGCATCTAATTGAGATAATCTTAAATCGACAAGGTTCCTAGCTTTAATGCCTTCATTCAATATAGAAGAGTCTGCTTCTTGTTTGTTTATCTTTTCAATATCATTTTTTCTCTGTCTAAGTATTTCAAGCTCTTCTTGAGTTTGAGATAATGAAATATTTCTTAACTCATTATCTTCTTCTCTATTTAGTTGAATTATAAAATCAGATAATTCTTTTGAAGACTGCTTTATGGATTCATTGTATTTCTTTTCTGCTTCTTCTTTTTGTTCTTTAGTTGCATTACTAGAAAGGAAATCATCAATCCTTCTTTTTTGGTCTTCAGCAAATTCTCTTTGCGTTATTCTGGCTCTATCTCTTAATCCTTGAAAGCTTATTACAGTTAATCTTTTTTCATCTTCAATAACACTTTCTATAATTCTTTGTCTGGATTTTTGTCTTTCTTTCTCAAAGTCTAAATCTCCCTCCTTGAAAACTCTATTTCTTTCTTTAGATGCTTTTGTGCCTTTTTTGGTTTCTATTTGAAATAACTTTTCAAGCAGTATTTTCTCTTCCAATAGCCTTTCATAGTCAGCATTAAGTTTTATTGATTTTTTTGTTTCTCCACCACTACTCATTAAACTTGCAGTATACTTTTCGTCTACCACAATAAGTTCTTTTTCTATGTTTAATAGTCTATCAAAAGACTTAATTAAACTTGTAACAGCTTCATCATTTTGATCAAGACCCTTTTCTTTAAGGTTTTTCATCCCGTTTTCAAACGTAGAAAATGTATTAGAAAGAAGTGAAACGGTCCTGTCTAAAGCCTTTCCGTTTACAGAAAATTTAATTACACTCTTTGCTAATCTATCAAATAAATCTATCTGTTTTTGTATAGATTTAGTTAATTCATCTAACTTTTTCTTAAAGTCATCAGCTGCTTTACCAGCTCCAAAAAAGAAATTATAAATATCATCACCAAATGCAATAAGTAATTGAATTGCTATCAATATACCTCCACTTCCTAGTAATGATCTACCTAATAACTTTAAAGAGTTTACTGCACCTCCAGCTGTTTTAGTAAAACTAAAAAACAAACTTACTATCTGACCTAAGTTGTTAGCCATCCCCTGAAATCCGTAGGAGGCATCTGAAGCTAATCTGGATGTTTCAAGAAGTATAGCATTGTTAAGACCAGATTGTGCTCTAAAATTAGGGTTAGCGGCTTGTAGTTGAGCAGCTGCTTGTGATCTAAATGATTGAGCAACCGCAGCATTGGTTATTTTTAGTTTCTCAGCTTCAACTCTTTGAGCTATCTGAGCTTGAGTAAGTTTGGTTAAGTCTTCCGCTGTTTTCTTAGTAGAATTAGATACAGCTTTTGATCCAGTTTCTTGGACCTCTATGGATATTAATATCTTCTTGTTATCTGTTGCCATACCTTACCCTTTTTAATTGTTGTCTGACATCCTCCATATTACCACAGGCTTTATACTTTCCTTTAGCAATATCTATATTCTCAGATACCCCATACCAATCATCGATTGCCAATAACTCTAATATTTGTTTTATCATTGTATTATATCTTCAGAGAATATATTTAACAGCTCTAATTCTGATTTACCAGTTGTAAGCTCAGTCGTTATAGAATTAATCCGAAACATCTGATCTTGTATCTTAATCTGGTTATTTAATTTATAGTTTACTAATATGTTTGGAGGTAAATAAGCGGTAACTTTAAATACTCTTTTTGCTGGGTTAAATACTCCTTCAACATATTTCTTGTAGAACTTCTCATATAAAGAATTACTTTGTTGACCAGTAACTTTAGTATAATCAACTGCATTCCATTCATCAAACTCTTGGTCGAAGTTTAATGTAAAAGATGGAGCAACAGTTGTGCTACCTTCCTCGTTTGAATTTGATGGTCTCCAATAACTAGTTATAGGAACTCCTGCATTATTGCCAAATATCCAATTTATTTTACTATTTCCTGTAAGACCAGTTTCTAATATCCCATAGAATAATAGTGGTTTTACATTTAAAGATTCATAATCACCAGTAGGAATAGTAGGTACAGTATCTGGGTTAAAATCACCCCCAGCAGAATATCCCCATTGAATAAATGTTTCATCTGAATCAACATTTGGATCACTAACAGCAACGCTATCGATAATCCTTTCATATTTTAAATGGGTGAATGGTATCTTAATTTCGTACTTAGTCCCTCTATCAATTTTATCAGGAAAACTTCTCCTCACATTAAATTCAGCATCCCCAAATACCTCATTAAAAGATTCTTCGTGTTGCCTCATAAGTAATGCTTCATTTTCTTTATACTTAAATTCTATATCTGTAAAAGGTAATATAGATTCGACTGTATGTTCACTTGTGTCTAAGTATTTATCTATATCTATCGTAGCACCTAATCTATTATTAGTAGCATCAGAATAATAGTTATCCAGAGTATCAACGTATATCTGACCAAATTTAGGATCTGAAATATCATCTATAAAATAAGCGGTTAGATTAAACGTTTTGAATATACCAGTCAAAAACTCAATTACTTTCATCTTAGGCATAATAAATTCTTTGCTCAAATCAATGTCTACACTTGATTCACCAATTGAGCTTGATAAAGTTGAGTTAGAATTAACTTCAGAATAAGCTTCTATTTGTGGTGTGCCACCTGAAGGACTTGATTTCACAACAGAAATAGTTGGTGTTAAATTAAAGTGTTCATCTGATCTAACTTTTATTCGAAACCTTCTAGTCCCATTATTGGCATTAGATTCAAAAGCAGTGTATATACCATCGAAAACTGTACCTGAAAGCACATCACCAGGCTTTGTAATAAATTCATTTATTTCCTCTCCATTATCATTAACTTCTACGAAAATCACATCAAACTCCGCATTGGAAGGAGAATATAAAGCTCTAAAAGATATTTGATATTTAAAAGCATCAGATTTTGTTATTTGTATTATGTTATTACTAAAAGTAACTTCAGAAAAATCTGTATTAGTAAAAGAGGAACCAATACCACGAAAAGAAGTATTTGATTGATAATTTGCACTTTCTGCGTTATAAGTAAACAACTTTAAATTATCTTGATCTTTATATTCTCCTTTCACATTACTTAACCACAAATACAAATTATTAAATGCTGTTGAACCAAAAAAGTCTCTAGTAAATGTTATGTTGTATTGGCTTTCGATAGCCTCTATAATATGGATTGTTTTTACTGCTGGTTTCAAATCAGTAAACTCAAGACCTCTTGCTATATCAGGACTAGAGGAATTATGGTATAGATTTCCAGTGCTGTTGAATTCTATGTTACTTGTATTAGACTCAGAGTTAATAAATAATCTTTTCTTAGAAGTTATAAGGGGGTATATAATTGCTTTCTCCTGTAGAGTTGAATTTACTGTGAAATCTATTCCAGCCTCAAAACCTGACTGGACTTGAATATTTGTATATTTATGGTTGTAATTAGTTAAATATGTTAGTTTGGTTAGTTCATCATCCCCTATTAAATCTTTAAGTGATACTGTCTCCCCATAAAATGTCAAGCTGTAAGAGTACGGTTTATCACCTTTCATCTTCACATTATTCAAGAATATCTTACCTCTTCTGAACTGCATATAATTTAGATGGATCTCTGCTTTTTTCTTTTTACGAGAATCATATGCGTTGTTTGAAGTAGGATCATTTTCGTCATTAATTATAAAATAATTATAGAAGTGACGAAATATTTTATTGTTAGTTGTGGATGCTGGAACATTAAAGGTTTGTGAGTAATCAGTAAATATCTTACCGATGTCTTTAACGTCTTGTATAGTAGAGGTAACTTGTAGTGTTTCGTCTTGAAACAAGTCTACAAGCTGAAGATTGCTATCTTTATCCTCAACATATAATTGAACCCTTTGCATTATCTAACTAGGTTTATCTCGTTATAAGCATAGTCAAAACTTACTGTGTAATTAAGAAGCTTTTCGTATAGATTGGTTTGATATTCTACAACATTATCTTTTGGAATAATAGGAAATACTTTATTGTTTTCGTGGATCCAAACAAACTCAGATAACAGTAACTCTTGAATTACTTCATTGTAATCTTCACAAACATAGCCAGTGTTTAGTGTTAATGATTTTTGTGCATTTACATTATGTAGTCTATCTGTTGATTTATTAGTAGCATACGAAACTCCAGTTGAAGTAGTTTCTATCGTATTTACTTTATAAGACTCCCTTGATACACTTGCTTGTTCTTTTCTTCTACCAAACATCCAGATGTCTTGTAATGTTCCAAACTTATTTATAAACGTTATCTTATTAGGAGTATTTTTACATTCTTCTATTAAATTTATTGTCAACTCTACCTGTTTATTATCTGTAGTTGTCAGAACAACTCTATTTACATTTGGTGAATTGGCTATACCACTTGTATAAAATGATTGTGAGTTAGAAGAGGCTATCAGTGTTGCATCAGCTGTTATAAGTGCTGTGTCCGCTTTTATAGTATCAATATCAGCTGTTAGTGGACTCATACTTTTACCATACTGTTTACTGTCAACAAAAGTACTATCCAAGAAAAATTCTACTCCGTATAATTCAGTTTCCCTATATAACGGAACCCTTACCTTTTCATCGTGTTTCCAGTATATACAAGTGTTGGATTGTTGTAATGGAGATGTTAATAGTTGAGGATTAATTTCATTTTCAAAATATCCATATCCGTGGGTTGCTAATACTGTGTCTGATTTTATAGCAGTTGTAGAATCGCTATAAGTAGATGTTATTTCCCAAGTTGCCCAAGCAGTGAGTACAGCTGTTTCATAATTTCCATCAAAAGATATTGGTATAAAATCTTTAGCAAGTTCAGCTATTTCAAATACAATATTGTCCTCTCCAGCTAATATATTTTTAGCTATAGTATAATTAGGTTTAGTTGGATCATAGCTATTTATCTCTCCAGTATATACCCATAGTTTTAATGTTGAACTGCTTAAAGTTGCCATATTATTTATGTTATATTATATCCTAAATCTTTTAAGGCATCTATAGTTTTTTGATGGTAATATGCTGAATCTTGTCGTGGCAATACATTTCTAACAAATATAACTTCAGATCTGTCCGCTAAACCATTAGCCCCATCAAAACCATTGGCACCTGTAGATACATTATTTATAAAATGACTGAATTGAAGATATGGTCCTGAAACACCATTGTCCTGTGTTTTCTCTATACAAAATACAATAACCATCTTGTTTCCATAGTTTGTTTGATTATCTAAAGAGGTCCTTAATGCTGCTAAGTCTGTTGAGTATAAACTAAATAAAGTGTTATCTCCTAGTAAGGTTGTAGATCCGTAATGATATTGGTTTGCGGCTTCATCAAAATATATGAGGTGGACTAGTTTTGTTGAATTTGAGTTTTGTTTCTCTACTGATGCCCATTGAAAAACTCTTTCAGCGTGTACTCCACTATTTACACCTAAAGTTACTGGATCAGTATTATATATAACTTGACTTTGATATTTTGCGATATCGTTATTATAATAACTTAAAAAAGAATTTTTTAATTCATTATTAGTCATATCTTTTAAAACATCAAGTTCTGAATTTAATGATCCTGAGTTATCAAACCAGAAAATAAATTCTGTGTTTTGATCTAATGTCTGGGTAGGAGTTCCATTAGCGAATCCTAAACTTCCCTCTACAAAATTACCTGTTCCGCTAGTTACTGATACACTGTCTTTTTGAGCTATAACTATTGTAGGAGTATTTTGATTAAGTGTAACTGTTTGTGTTGCACCATCAGAATCATTGTATTGAAAATCAGCTGTAGAACTAGTAGATGTAAGTGTATAGTTATGGGTTGGAGTTGCTAAAGTTGTAGGGTTAGGACAATTTATAGTAAAACTGAATCTATCGTTTACAAGTGGGGTTTCAGCTGTAATCTTTACTTCTGTAGGAGTAGCTGCTGTTTTATTTATTGATAATTCTGTATTAAAGTCTTTGTTTGAATCACTACTATCTCCTTCTGCTATAGAAACTGTATTAATATCAGATGTATCTACTCCATTCGCTGTAAGCATATCGTCATACTCTGCATTTCCTATATAGCCTGTTGTTTGTGTTGTATTATTCCATTCTAAACTAAATTTAACTGGGACCTCTCTAAGAAGGCTGTTAGCGTATATATCTGAAGAAAAGTCTTTAAATGCTATCTTGACATTTCCTATCTTGTCTCCAACGTCTCCAATGTTGTATACTTTTTTACCAGTAAATGAACCTTCATTAACAGTATCTCCACAGGAAACATTTGACTCATCATTTAGTATAATATCTGGTACTTTTTGCCAACAGATTCTTTTGGTTGCATTTGCGGTATCTCCATCGTTGTCAGTAACTACAACAAAAAAGTCAATACAGCCTTCTGAAGAGCTTGTAGCCTGTACTTGTGTGGTTGTACCTCCAGTACTCCATAGGTAACCAGCTATAGTGCCATCTGAGTCAGTTGCCACTGCATCAAGTGTTACAGTTTCTCCAACAAAAGGGTTTTCGTTAGATGCTGTAATAGTAACTGTGGGAGGAGTATTGTTTTGAACTGGGGTAGGCGGAGTTGCTTCCGTTACTGGTATTGCTCCTTCTATGTAGTAAGGACTTCTTGAATTTAGTCTGTAGTCTGGCATTAGGATTCCATTTTATATTCGTAAGTATCTCCCTTTTTAATATAACCTGATTTTATTAAAATGTCATCTACGTTAAGGGAAACGTCTTTTGATACTTGAGATCCTAGAGCATTTAACTCCCCCATAGACTTTTCTATAGCATCGCTTATAAAGCCTTTAGTTTCCTTTGTTCCATATTTATCTATTTTTCTTCCTATTAAATATGCTATTCGATTTACATTCTTAGTGTCAGATAAAGAATATATTTCTCCAGTCTTAACATCAGCTAATGTAAGTCTCTTGTCTTTAATCCATTTTACTAAATCTTGTATATTAGGAAATCCTCCTTGAGGTCTACCTTTATCTAGTTTACTCCCATAACTATTTCCTAGTATTTGATAAGAGAGTCTATTTGAATTTATCTTACTAAGTTTAGATAAACTATTGGCTAGGCTACCTGTTGTATTTATTGGATTGCTATAAGTACCAGTTGTATATCCTCTACTTCTAGAAGATTGTATTTCTGATTTTAGTAGTTTAGTTAACTTGTTAGAATAGTTATCTAAGTATGATTGTGTATTTTTGAACTTCTCTAATACCCCCATATCTAACAAGATGTTCCATCTGCCTTAGTAAGTCCCATATCATTGTTAGGGATCTCTATGTTTAATGTTAAGGACCATCCAGCTAGTAGATTTTCGAATCTATCTTCAAACTGTGTGGCAGTTGGAGAATCATTTATCTCATAGTTGTTCTCATTCATACCACCTCGTCTAAGGGAGGTTTGTAATCCATTGACCACACTCAACATTGTATTCAATATATCTTGCTTGTTATCATTCCCATAAATAGGATTCAAGGTCTGTTTGTCATCTTTGAATTCATCAACCACATCCATACATATAATATTCAAAGAGAATGAAATAAAATGATCGTTAAAGGTAGCATCATTGACAATAATATGGGCTAGAGGAAACAAAGTTTGTTTGGCTAGATCAACATCAAATATATCTCCATACGTTACAGTATTGATATTATTATTGCCTTCCAGATAAGTATGGATGTTATCTATAAGATTGTAGTATTCTTTCATCGTCTCATTGATTTTTTAATCATAGCTGCTTCTAATTCGTTTTTCTCTTTCTCAAAGGTAAGATACATCAAACACTTGAAAAGAGGTTCTGTTGTAACTTGGTCAAATTTCGAGATGTCTCCTTTAGCGAGTCCATAAATTGATTGATACCAACCCCATTTCTTTCCAAATCCTCCTTGAGCTGAGAGGTCTCCACCTTCTTGATCTTGTTCTCCAAAGAGACTAGGGAAGCTTTCGATAACTCGATCCCTAAATCGTAAAAAAAAACCATACACCCCATAACAACACTTAGCGGCATCTCTTTCATCCACTCTCTTAATTCCTCATTTGGTTTATATGGAGCTATTGTATATCTATCTTTACTCTTAAAGTTTACTGGTCGATACAGAACAGCCATAGCTTTATGGATATCTTGCCAATCGGTTATGGTTGCTTCAACATCAACGTACTCTCCTAAACTCATATCATCTAACTTAGGTATAAATCCCATATTAACATCTCCTATTGCAAAATGTCTTTGTAGGGAGTATTTTTCTTCGAATGCTTTCTTGATAATCTTTAGTACCTTATCGAATTCAACAACTGGTATCAGCTCCACTTCATTAAGGTTAACATTACAGAATATCTCTACGAGCTTCTTGTTTACGAAATCGTTGTACTCATCTCCTTTGTTATCGTCTAATATTTTTAGATACCTCTGGTATTGACCTAGCGTAATTGCTTCAAGAGATTGTGGTACTTCTAATTCTATTCTCCCCATATAAAAAGTAATTGATTCGTTTTATTTTGTAACTCAAAGATAATAATTTTCTTTTTCCCCTAGTATTATACTTAGTATAATATACTTAGTGTAATACTATAGTAAAGTACATAGTATAATATACTTAGTTATATATATAATAAGAATAGTATAATACTTAGTATATTATACTTAGTATATTATACTTAGTATAATACTGGGACAAGACTTATCTTAGTGTGGCAGTTGGAAAAGATGGTTTGTGTAGAGTCGTGGTTACTTATACTATACTACTACTTACTTGGCAGAGTACCCTTATTTCTCATTCTAAGGCTATTTTAAAGCGTTTTAATACTTATATGGTGTATTGGTATAGGTTAACGGAATTAAATTCATTACAGGGCTTTAAATTGGGTCTGAGTGGAGTGGTTAATGATATTAATCGGCTGGTTTTGATAAATCGAGCTACCAAATGAAACCTTTTTTAATTGTAACTTATTAAGGATCAATAAGAATATTAAAATAAACCCATAAAAAAACCCCCTGAAAAGGGGGCTTAACTTTAATATAAATTTAATTTATTTATTCAAATCATAGGTTTTATAAATGCCTTGTTTGATGTAGCTTTCTATTTCTTTTTTACTTAGGTTAACCCCTAGAAACTGCTTTAAATACTTTAATGTAGTTTTTGAGTAGTCCCAAAAATGAGGGTCAATAATAACCTTGCCTTGGAATCCTCGATCTTTGGAATAAAAAATGCTTTTCTCTTTCATTGCTATTATAGACCCGTAACTTTGAAAGATATAAAATTTATCCGTTTCGATTTCGTACTGATTTGCTACAGGGTTGCCACTTCTAGGGCTTTCCAAATTGTTTACTTTTATGTTTATTTTCTTTGTTCTCATTTTATTTTATTTTGTTTTATTAGTTATTTATATTTAAGTTCAATGTATATATCTTTATAACCTTTTTCGCTCCATTCTTTTTTCTCAATTTGAGCATCGAAAAGGTTATTGAATATGTTAGGTACTCCTCCAATCCATACATAATATTTTTTGCTTTTTTTCATCTATTTATATCTTAGTTCAATATTACTATACTTAATGCTTTTAATAGTATCAATATTAATTGATCGATAACCTTTCGCCCCTAGATCGTAGACTTTTAAAATACCATTCTCAAAGGGTGAAACAGTTTTTATTTTACGCCCATTCTTAATAAGGTATTTTTTAACTCCAGTTCGACAGTTCATACGTCTCAATGTATTATCCTTTTTAATAAATTCCACTGAAAAGAATTTGCCATTTAATAGGTTTATCTTCTCTAATATCTCGGATCTTTTTTTTATTTTATACCAAATTTTATTATAATGTTCCATCGTCTTTTTGTTTGCCCAAATATAAGGGGAAATTTTTCTTTTTTTTATTTTATACCAAATTGTATTATAATCTTCCATTGTGTTAATGTTTAAGAGTTAATAATAATTTGAATGAATACCCATATAAAAAAGGGGATAAATAAATACAAAGCGTATTTGCTCACCTTATCAATAAGGGTAATAAGTTTGTTTTTTTTTGGAGTATCATCTAAAATGCCCTGATAATCACTTTCGAAGATTTCGTTTAATACTTCTCTTTTTGTTTTACGTTCCATTATAATAAATTTTAGTTAGTATCGTTTAAGTGGAATGAAGTTGATCCATTTGGAAACTCACCTAACCAAACAAGATCTTTTTTTATTAATGAGGTTAAAACTCCTTTTAATTGCTGTTTAGTTCCTTTAAAACTATCCATAATGTTAGCAAAACATTCCGTAGGGGTTTCCTCGTATTCATCACCCCAACTGATGATTTCTAAAACGTTTTTTTCTAATTCTGTTAAGTTATTCATTTTCAGTTATTTAAATTAATATTTGAACGATTCAAACGTTCCTTTTTTGTTTGTTCAAATATAAGGGGAAATTTTCGGATTTATCAAGCGTTTTGTTAATTAATTGTGCATTTTAACAAAACTTTAACATTTACCAATACATAATAAAAAAGGGGATCAACCGACCCCCCTATTGAATTTACACCCCTATTGAATTCACAAGGGTATTGAATTCACACTGCTCCCAATTAACTAAGTTATAGGCGTGTATGCTGATAGTGTACTTTCGAACTTTGTCAGCAATTAAAAGTCACGCCATTGAATTTAAAATTAGTCTTTGCCTATCATCAAGGCGATGATCAAACAAATAATTCCAACAGTATAAAAAATTGCTATCAACTCAAACATTATATAGCCTGTAATATACTGTTAACTCTTCTCCCTTCTTTATTGGTCTCACTGTGTATATAGAGGAACTCTCTATTGTATTATCTAATATAAAACAATTAGGAGTCTCACTATGGTTTATAAAACCTCCTAAGGGTGTTCTAAATATCTCTCCAGTTTTAAAGTGGTGATGAGATTGCCCTAGGTATTCTCCAGCAATTATATCTTCATCTGCAAATATTCCTTGACCTTGGATGGAGCTATCTTTTACTTTCAATGATTTTGGTAATGGTTTATACATAATTTTGTTTTCGTTCTACTTTATGTTTATAATCATTCTTAATTATCCATTCGTGGACATATATATCGTACATCTCTTCATTCTCTAATGTGACCCAGTTAAGATATATAGATTCTCTAGCTAGGAAAAAGTACTCAGGGAGTTCTATCTCACTTACATCATACACTGTCTGGTCGTATATTTCTAATATCTTACCTCCAGATTCAAAAGTAATAAAGAACTCAGAATTATATTCTTTGACCTCTTCAGGTTGTAGATAATATTTTCTAACAGCTATATCCATTGTTAGTTATTATGGTATTTTAATTGATATCGTTTCTGCGTTGTCACTACTTATATTTTCGTTATCTGATCCCGCCTTAACTTTAAGGTAATTTGTACCTTCATACTCAAAATGGTGAAAATAAATTTTACCTATTTTGTCTATAGTTTTTTGAAGTCTATCTACTCTGGACCAATTGTCATTAGATATAGCCTCACGTTTAGCATCCTCTAAAAGATAGTCTATAGTTTGTTTCTCGTCTTCTGTTAAATTGATATTGTTTCTCATATTCTTATTTTTTAGCTATCCAATTCTTAGCTTCCTTTTTAAGACCAGCCACTGTCTTTTTATCAAACCATTCAAGGAATTCAAATATATCTATTTCAATAAATGTTTCTACTTTGTCGAATATATCTAATCCTTTTTTAGATTCATCATCTGCAAATTCTACCCAGCTCTCCATACATATATGGAATGATCTTGAGTTAGCTTTAGGTGGTGAAAAGCTAGTGATTTTGTCTAGTGTTAAATTTATACTTTTATCAGGTATCATAACATTTTATTTTTGATTCGAGTGCAATATAATAAAAATATTCCAACTGCCAAATATTTATCAAACAAAAATCCCCCAGAGCTATCCGAGGGATTAATGATATTAACTAAAAAAACTCTAATAAATGAACAGTGTAAATATATATATTATTTCTGACTTTCCAAATATAAATAGGAGTAAAATCTCCAAACCTTCTCTGAGGCTTCTATCTTACTATAGTCTTCTTTAGATATAAAAACTGTTTTCCCGTACTTCCATTCTTGATCTTTATTCTTAACTTGTTTTATGATCTTATAGTTCTTTGAGTCTTTAATCCTTTTTGGATATACCCTAATTGAATTTTCAATACACCAACGAAACCCATCGTAATGTTCTTTTGATGGAGCAAACATTTTATAAATAGGTTTTACTTTAGCCAAAACTATCTGATTATATACATCCCTTTAGGAACGGATCTGGTTAATAGGTATTGAATTCCGTAACGACTAGCATCTATCAAGTGATTGAAGGAGTCAATCGGTTTTAGTCCCTTCACTGCCCAAACATAATTATTGAATTCTTTGATAAGGTTCTCCCCTTCTAGATTTATAGTGTAGTCTTGCATAAGTGCTATACCTGATAATATACTCCCCTTCTTTTTTATTGTGGGAGTAACATTAAGCGGGGGACTCTTCATCTTCATTTCGGACAAAAGCCTTGGTTCGCTGTTATCCATTACGATTAAATTCCTACCAGCATATCTAATACAGTAATCATATATCTGGGAAGTGATTAAACCTTTTTTATATAGATGTTCTTTAAGCCATATAATCTTTCGTTCTTTATCTATAGCGACTTCTACTAAAGCTGACTCATCTCTAGCGAATCCTATGTCTAATCCAAATATTGAATCTATATCATTATTGAACTCACCTATCTGCCAATCAGTAAATACAACACCTTCAGCCTGTTGTAACCATCCTCCCATTATTTGGTGGTTATACTTATCAGGTCTTCTCTCCTTCATAAGATCTATCTCATCTATAAATGAATTAGATAGATTCTCTTTGTTATCTAAGTAGGTTGTATGGAGATAGGTTACTCCTTCTTTAGTTCCGTTCCAACCATCTGGGATGGATCTGTTCTGGAAGAATCTTTGGTATATCCAATGTTCTTTTGTGGTAGGGTTTAGAATTAATATACATCTGTTCTTAGAGGTTTTACTTCTAATGGAGTAATCTATCTTATCAAAGGAAAGCTCGTCCTGTAGCTCCTCTGCTTCATCAAGTACAAAAGTATTTATCCCCTGAATAGATTTGAGCTTTGCAGTCTGGTCTCCACTTGCAGTCTTGATCCCACTGAAGTATATTGAACTGCCTGTTATCTTATTAGTTATTTCTGTTTTAGTTATCTCGAATTGGTCCTCTACTCCCATAAGTTCTAGTTTCTCCCTGAACTCAGGTATAATACTCATTGAGGCTGAAGTCATAGTATATCGAGTAAATAATGTTTTGGTCCCTCTCTCATAAGTTAGGAGTACTAAGAATGTATTAACAGCAAAAGATTTACCAGATCCTCTACCTCCAGTCATAACATAGTATCTGTCATCACTTCCAAATAGTGTTTGATACTTTGGATTGAGTTCTATCTTATTCACCTATTGGTTTTCTTGGTCCCTTCTTACTAAGGGAGTGAGGCTTAACATAATATCCTAATATTGGATTTACAATATAGTTCCAAAAGTCTTGCTGGAACTTCTTAGAATCATTTATTATTTTTCTCTTTGCCATAGTTAAGTTCTTTTTTTACTATTAATACTATGTCTTATTCTTTGACTAAATTTACCAGCTCTTCTCTTTTGATGTTGTTTGTGGTAGATCAACTTATCTTCCTCACAGGGTATGTACTTAACTTTTTTCATTGTTCTAACTTTCTTTGTAGATTAGCTAAAGCTCTCCAAGCTACCTTTGTATCGTGGAGGATTCCGTCATCGTCTAATTCACCAGCCTGTATCAAATGTCTAGTCAGTGCATCTAAATCATCAGAAGATTTATCTCTGTCCCAAGCAAGTGGTTTATCAGGGTTGTGTTGAATTTGTCCCTGTAGACTACATCTAGATATCTCCATTAAAGCATCAGGAAAGTATTTAAGGACCCCACTAAACACAGGGTAATCTTTTCTATTTATCTTCATCCTCTTCGTGATTAACATCTATTGTTTTAGGTTTAGCGAAATCAATAACAGGAATATTAATTTTAGTATTAACATTTAACTCCTGTTGTTCTTTTGGTTTCCCATATCTATACTCCCATAACATCTTAGTATAATTAAAGTTACCTTCAGATGCCTTTTGAGCAACGTGGACCCAAGCTTTCTCTTCACTACCAAAAGCCTTTTTAAGTGCCTTTAAAGTAAGAGCATTTGTTTCTCTCTCTTTTATCTTTGGAGGTCTACCCTGACCTCTTGAGATCCCCTTAACAGCTCCATTATTACGTCTGCCATCAGGTTTCTTAATACTTTCTTCGTTGTCTTCTTTTCTTTTCATCTACTAATATTTGATGTTGATCTACTAACAGTCTATAATTCCTACTCAACATATCATAAGAGTTCTTTAGATTCTCATAACTAGTTGCTATTTCAGCTAGTGTATTTTCTTCATTCATTGGCTCCAATATACACTGGTGGTATAAAGAAAGAAGCCTTGAATATTTTGATCCTATCTGGGGGATTTGATTAATATCAAATTCAAGTTGATTGATGTTATGGAGAACAGAAGTGTGATGTTTCCCAACAGATTCTCCTATATCGTGCAAAGTCATTTTAGTGTTATCTTTTAATAACTTAAAATACATAGCACGAGCCTCTACATAAACCCTTACCCTTGTAGGGTTCGATAAATTTATTTTATAAAACCTCTCTATAATAATCCTTGTTTTATTCTTTATATCAGATATGTCCTGTACTTTAGTTATTAATGTTTTCTCGTTTGATTCCATATTTATGATCTTTATAAGCTGAAGTTATTCCTTCACAACATTCGTAATGTTCTAGTTCTTCGTAATATTTTATTAAATCCTTTATATCCTCTTCTGATAATAAACCCAAAGATAATGAGAGGTAAATATCTTTGTAGCATTCGTTTCTACTATAATACATCGTGTAGACAAAATTCTTCTAGAGGTTTCTTTTTGTCGATAAAGTAGTCTCTGTATATTTGAATTGCATCCATAGTTTTTTCACGACCTCTACGATGGAAATCCTTACCGCATCTAAATAATCCTAAACATTTGGAGCCTTTATCTATAACAGCGAACATAAAATCCTTATATGATATGTCAAACAGGGTAGTATAGATATAACACTGTACATCATAATTGAATTTATTTGCTGAATACTTAAATGATTTAAGATCCTTACCAGTTGTTTTAATATCTAATATATAGTTTTTACCTAGTACATCAGCTTTACCCCTGAAAGGAATTCCTTGTATTTCTCCAATAACAGGCTCCTCATATATTGCATCGTGCAACATTGAAGTACATATTGAATTGTTTAAGAATACATCAGATAGGTCTTCAGCTTGATACTTCTCGTGGATAGTAAAGGTCTTCTCAGGACCATACTCACTTACAGCATCTTTATATATCTTACTAGCCTTACCCTTTATATTAATGAAGTTCATCTCACTAAACTTCTCAGGCTCTAATATCTTGTAGTGGACCAGACTTCCTATACTAAAGGCATCGCTATACTGAGATTTACCATTTAAACTTCTCCAGTATTTTAGGGGAGAATCAAGTAAGTCAGTACAACTAGAAGAGGATAAAGCGTTCTTACCTAGATACCCATAGTAAAAGCTATCATCTCTCATCTTTTCTTTTATCTCTTGTTGATCCCAGAATTTTCCATCAAATGTAGTTATGCTTTTATTCATCTAAAACTTCTTCTAGTATTCCTCTTTTTACGTCCTCAGGAACATTCTTGTCAATTAAGTCCTCCCTTAAAGTGTCAAGGTGAGAAAGCCTCTGAAATAATTCTAATAAGCATTTTGGCAATTGTAAGTCTTTATTTAAATACATCATCTTAATAATTTTAATAATAGTTTTATTAACTTTCCTGTTGATCTAACAACTAATAAAAAAGGATAAGAAAGTATTTCAAATATACCTCCAACAATAAATAAAAACCCTATAACCATTAGTATAACTAGATAGTGTGGATTTACCAGAAGCAGTTTCAATACTTTCATTTTACCTTTGTTTTAAACAAATGTATAATAAAATATTAATAATGCAAAAGACTACAGGTTATTTTTTGGGATTGAATTGATTCTTAAAGATAGTTTGACATACAGAAAACCTTTGATCTCTATCGGAGTATTCTTCTCCCATCTTAGCATTCCCCATACATCTTCTAGTAAAGTCTTTATTTGTCTCGTACTTCTTTGGTTTTAAGAGTGGCATCTTCTAATCGTTTAATTTTTTCTAAAGCTACGACTAAAGCCTGTTGAGTTATCTTCAAGTCGTACTTCATTTTAAGTAACTGCGATTCCTTCATCTGTTCATATTCTCTAAGTTTTGTATTTCAGAATCTATATCTGAAAGCTTCTTTCTAAGTTTTGCTAAAGCCTCAGATAATTGATTTGGACTATTAACATAATTAATCTCAGTATTAACCTTATCATTGGTATCGTTCATCTCAAAATACTTCTTTACACTATCTCCCATAATTTATATTTTATAATACTTCTGCTTCTACAACTGGCAACATAGCCACTTCTTTTGGTATCTTATTGTTATTGCTAAAATGGGTCGTAGTATTGTGGTATTGAATTTCCCATTCTGGATTTATCTGGAATAGATTAAATCTAAATACTCCTTTAGGTGTTGAATTAATATAAACTGGAGTATCTATATTATCACTACATTTTAGATGGAGAGCATCGTATTTCTTTTTCTCCAGCAATAATGTATCGTAATGCTTACCTCTACATTTTAATTCTATCCTATGGAATTGATCTGGGGAGTAACAATCCCATCTACTCATTGGTTTTCGACTCATTACCAAATCTGGGTATACGTTTCTCTTCAGATAATTAAACAACTCCATTTCGCTTATGACCTTCATCTTAGTACTCTTTGTAAACTTGCTTTAGTTTACTCAATACTCCATTTAAGAAACAACTAGAACAGCTTGTTGTTTGTGCCTTTTCCTTAAATACTCTATTGTATATTGAAACTAATTTAGTCTGGACCTCTGGATCTATTTTACTCCCTTTACTAGTGAAGAAGTTATCTAGGTAGTTGAATTCATCTTCAACTAAACATTCAGGCTTGTTATAGGGGAAGAGCTTATTTAAATGCTCTTTACGTTCTTGACAGCCACAGTCTTCTCCCAAAGCCCATTTGGCTAATTTATCGACACCAACAGATTTAAATATCTTTTCTACAGTGTCTCCTAATCCCTTATCAGGTTTTCGATTTTTTGTACTTTTCATAATGCTTTACTGTTTTATTTCTAACCTTAGTTTTACTATTACTTAACGTATTAAAAATTGAACTCAAGCTTATTCTCGTTTCTTTTGCTATTTTTCTCATACTCATACCATCGTTAAAATGTATATTAAAAACCTTTTTATCATACCAGTACCATTTATCTACTTCATATTCTATCTTATCTATCAGTTTATCAAACTCAATCTTCTGGTTTGTTATTTCTACAGAAGTATCTATTAAGTCATCTAACTCGGAGAACCAAGCATTATCCCAACAAATAAATCTACTTTTTATCTTATGATGATTACTAAGATACAAATTTCTCATTGTAACATAAACGTAAAAGGTATTGACCTCCACCTCATTGTATAATATCTTCTCTGGGTCATCAACATAATCTGTTATTCTAAGATACATTTGTTGGACTATTTCATTGGCATCGTTATCCGATAAC